CCCTATCAATGAAAACCATTGGACCCCCGGTTCTCTCAAGTGGCGACCTATTGGCTAAAAAGCCACGCTGATCAGGCGCAATATATTTTTGTCATGAAGACCCAGGGTTCGACCCTGACGCGACCTGTTTTGCAGAGCTCCTCAGGCTGCTCTCGACCAGCACACACACACACATAAAGCACGCACGCACACACACACACACAACGACCCACAAACAAAGCATTGGCAATTTCAAAGATCATTAACCAACAGGTTAAGAGGAGATCCATTACTTAGCTTAAAAACTTCCATGTAACAAACGGTACCGCTAACAAAAGCGAAAGAGGGGTCAACAAAAGTGATGGTGGGGTTAGCACCAGTAACACGAATTGCAACACCAGTTCCAGCATATTGTGCAGACGTACCGAACGACACTTTTCCAAAACCTACTGGTACTAGAGATGATTGTTCAAAGATGGAGTCATCAACTGCTTGGCCCGTACAATTAGTGTACGTAGAAGCGGTTGGTAAATTAGTATAACTACCAGTACTGGCAACGAACCAGGCCCTAAAATACCAAACACCCAAAGGTAACCCATAAAAGGTTACGGTTAGCAATTCTGCTCTCATATCACAAACACCCCACGTAATGCGGGTATTTTTACTTCCAAATGGTGCTGCCACGGTGCTAGTAGTCGTACTGAACGACGTCGCATAAGTCGACGAAGACGGACTAACTGCTTTCTTGAAGAAAGAGATATCATAAGACACCCACAATTCCCCAATAACAACACCTGCTGTAGCAAAACCATCTGTGGCGATTTGAAATTTCCCATGGTCATACATTTTAACATCAGCATTCAATGGTACGGCCCCAACTCTCACATAGGAGAGATTGGTCGGCCTTTCGTCAGGAGCACATTCGATACAGTGAATGTTACTCTCATTAGCACGTGTGCTAAGAGCGTAATCAGCATTCTCCATCTCGATACGTGATGAGTAATCAGCGTCAGAGCTGTCATAATCAGTTGCCATGACTATGGTACCAATAGCTTGATTGGAACCATTCCAGTCTGCAGACTGCGACACAAACTCAAACAACATACCATTGACTTTATACTCCTCAAAATTGAGGGCAATAGCTGATAACCATGGAAATGTCAAGGAAACACCAGGATTAATAGGATACGCAACATTAGTAAAGCTTGTAGTAGATAAAACAGTGCCCAAAAACTCTCTCTCAACAACGTTGACAGAGCGTCGTCCTCCATTATGGAACTTGGGAACAGGTGTGGCAATATTACCTTTCATTAATGAATTAGCTCTAACAGGATAATAATCACCGTGTCCGCGCAGGACACTTATGGCACCACCAAGAAATCGTCCAGCTCGCGGAGCGCCCATGGCACCCCCCAAGTCTCCTCCGACGTTTCTGTAGGCAGTTCCAAGATCATAATCTCCTTTGCCGGTAACAACACCTTGTCTTTTACGCAATCTACGCTTTTGATTTTTGGATAACCCGTTCTTGGCAACCACGACGACCGTGGCCTTGCCCTTCTTTTGCTTGCGAGCCATCGCATGGATCGACGAGAAAGAGATTAAAGAAAAAACACACACACACACACACAAACAATATAATAGCAACTGGAACAAATGTACTCTAAGACGCGGTCCACTAATCATCTCTTTTCAACAAATCTAGTCCCATTTCCCAATTGACAGCCGTTCCTAAAACACGGATGCTAGACAACAACATGGTAAATTTTTCAAGATCGTAGGGTGTTAATCCATAGCGATACATGACAAAAGCCCAGGTGTCATGAGCGGCATCTAAGCCGTCAAATGAGGCGACATGGTATCTGTACTCGACGCTCTTCACGTCGCCAGACAGCAAAATAATATGCTCTAGATATTGTCGTAAAAAAGGGATATGCGTACAAGCGCACAACATTCCTTTTGCAACACCACGAGGATCATCTTTAGTGGCAGTAGTTGCATACGGTATTCTACTTAACACACGTAAAATCTTAGGACCCCAATAAGTTCGATTTTGAACTGGGTAAGGCACTGCCTGACAAAATTCAACATCCCAAAATTTCCTAGTTTTGCAAAAACTACCTTCAAATCCAAGTTCAAGTTGTAGTGAGTGGTAATCATTTTCTTCATATTCATTGGTGGATATCACCAACCAGTCATCACCATTAAAGGCGAAATACAACCTCCCGGCTGTCGGTTCACCAAAGCAGAATCGTAACGAACATAGGTTTCGCTGAGCACTATCAATAGATGTCTCAGTACCACCAGAACACAATACGTTTTCTACCTCGAACTCAACTGGCAAACGCACGCCGCGACCTTTAACCTTGTAAGATCGCGCCCGGCACATTTTATAATTGATATCATCAGTATTGATGCACATATCACAGAACTCCTGTGAGCTCTTAGGTCTGTGCGCCTCAAACTGGTCTTGGTC